GTCTCAAACCAAAAGTAAAAGGTGTGCCTACAAATTGAATACCGTGAAGTGAGGTATCTGTCCAAACAAGTATTTGACCTGATGATTTTACAGCGCCTACTATTCTAGAACCATCTGATATACGCAGTGAACCAGCTTCGTTTGTTGCTACTGGTGTGTAATCAGTTGCGTCTTCTCTATCAGAAAAACGAAATAATAAATCATCTTGAGAAGCAGGTGTGCCAATAGTCGTTTCTGTACCAAAAATCATTAAGTGTCTTGTATCCGTTGATACCAAACTAAATCTAGATGCAGTAGGAGCATTAGATAAAGCAGTTGCTCTTGCATCTATAGCACCTGAAATATCTTTTATAAAAGTTTTACCGTTTAATACAGTGGCTATTAAATCTTCACCAAAATTATCTAAAGACCAACTTCTTGCTGCAACAGTAACATCTGAAGATGTACTTGGTTCATTCCATTTGCCAGCACTCCAAGTATCAGTGCCCCATCCATAACCATAAGTTGATGCAGTCTCCCCAATATTAATTTGATAATTAGCATTACCTGATCCGCCTCCACCAGAAGTAGAACCAGAGGCTGTGTCAGTGTGTGTTACTTTGTATGTGTTAGCGTCAACATAAGTTGTAACTTCAAACTCGTTGTTCATGTCTAAACCGTCTATTGCAGAAAATGAATCAAATGTAACAAAGTCTCCTTCAATAGCGCCGTGGTCTGCGTCTGTGACGGTGACTGTTGTTGTGCCATTTGTTGTAAAAGGATTTGTTAAAGCTGCTGTTTCTCTGATTGGTGTAATGTCATACAAAGCACTACCTGAATATAAATATAGTTTTCTGTCTGTACCTAAAGCAAGGTATCTGGTTCCATCTAAACCAATCCAGCTATGCGTATCACGGACCACGCCCACGATAGTTTTATTTGGATCTGGTAAGTAAGACCAACCATTCCATCTTTCAGGCTTTCCGTAGTGAAAACGCACAAGATTTGAGTCAACATATTTACGTTGATCTCCTGCTGAATAAGCGGTATCTTGTTTGTCAATGCCTGGTTGAAACTTTAAGTCAACTAATTTCATGTCGGAGTATACTAAATTATTTATTGTTTTGTGGCAAGAATTGAGTGGCCACGTTGCCTTTGAATGAGTAATTACCCATGTGTGTCATACCGCTAACAATATCAGCGTATATTTTACCACCTATTTTTTGCCATAAACGACAAAAAGCGTAGTCTTCTGACAAATATCTTTTGGTATCAGGCTCTATCATTGTGTCAAAAAAAGCATAGTTCCAATCAGATGTGTCGTGATATCCAAAGGTTTTGTCGTGAGGATCTCCTAAATGTTGATCAGATTTAAATCTAAGATGAGGATATGCTAATGCCATTTTTTTAAATACATTTCTTTTAATTAACATAAATCCTGTGGCTCCATCTAATACTTCTATAAATCCTTTTTTTACCATTACTTTCTTTGGATTTTTAACATTTAAATTATATTGCAAAGATGCTGCATGTAACTCATCTTCTTTAATGTTTGGATTTTCCTTCACTCTTCTAATTGCTTTTGTCCAATCAATTACCTTTCGTGGATACACTCCCGTTACCACATCTTCATCTAAGTCCAGCATACGAAAGACAGACTCAGGATTAAAAGCTAAATCAGCATCAATAAACAAAAGATGAGTATATTGTTCGTCATCCATAAATAATTGCACTAAGGTATTACGAGCTCTTGTTACCAAAGACTCATTACCAATAGTTCCAAATTGTAATTCTACTTTTTTACTAGCTGCCAAAGCTGTAAGTTGCAAACAACTTTTAAAATAATCTGCCGTAAGCATGTTGCCATAACAAGGTGTGCCAATAAATATTTTAGTCATAGTTTTAATGCCTCATCGATTATTTTTTTAGGTTCTATTTCTACACAATTGGGGTAGGAAGAAATTAGATTGATATTTGATTCATATCCAAATCTATTAGGATCAGTTCCACCCCACAAAACTATACCTTTTTTATTAAAACTTTTGTTGGAACACATATGCTGTAAAACACTATCAATAGATATAAAAAAATCACAATATTTAGAAAGCACCATAAAATCTTCTCTTGTTTTAAACAAAAGTTCTCCTGTTTGACTATTAAACTTTGTTTCTCCTTGATATTCAGCTTGTTCATTTGAATGACCAAATGTTATAATAATGTGATTAGGAAAAGATTCATTTAATAGTTTTATTAATTCTTGGCCGTAAAGATAATTACGACCCCAATTATGTCTATTGTATGAATTTCCTTGAATAGCTTGACCTCCTGTAAATTGTAAAAGAATAAATTTACCCATTGCTTGAATGTGAGGCATAAGCTGTTTTTCAAGTTCTATATTTATATTGAAGTCTGGTCTCATATCATCAATTTCAACTTCATATAATTCCGCCCATTTTTTTATAATATGAGTATTTCCTTTTAACCAATCACTTCTGTAAGGATCCTTAAAAAAAATATTATCATATTTATTAAAACGACCTGTAGTTTCATCGGAAAAAACATTGGTATTCCAAATACTAGAATAAGCAACATGTGAAGAAAATTCAAATATTTCGGGAAAACCAGAACTAATTACAATTTTTTGATTATATTTTTCTCTTATATTTTTAAATAAGGAAGTAAATTGAATATGTTTACCCGCACCTCCTTCAACGTGGTGCATATTAGGTTTGAACATAATCTACCTTTAAGTATTCTATTTTCTTTATCCATCCGTTTGGTATGGCGATAGCACCGCCGCCTGATATATCTTCTTTGTCTTTACTGTAAGAACGCATAATAATTATTTTTTCAGGACCATTATGTACCATCCACCCTACTTCTTGGCACACGGCCAACGGAGCATCCATAACTTCTTTTATATCCAGCCATCCTGTCTCTGTATCACGAGCATCGAGCCATGTTACACGGACCATTGGCACTTTATTTATATTCATCGCTGCTCCTTATAAAAAATATTTAAAGTATATCTTATTGAGCTGTCACCTAATGCTTGTAAATCACCGTGATCCAACTGCAATCCGTTAAAAAATAAAGCCCTATTTTCTACAAAACCTATATGAGTAGATAATTTATTATCATGTAAAAAACCTGTGCCGTTGTTAATTAAAGGTTCACCTTTCACATAGAGCATAAAATTAGCAACATTGTCACCATAAGTATCTCTGTGAAACAAAGGTTTACTATCCTCTGCTACACTATTTTGAGCTCTTATGTTCGCACTTATTTGCATGGGAACTAAATCTCTGTTGGGAAAGAAAAAATTTTTTATATTATCTAGAAGATCTGGATGTTTTTCGTTAAAAGAAAAATAATTATAATGGTATCTCCAACCAAAAATGTTTTTTAGTGGATCTACAGCGCTTTCATATTCTGTTATTTCAATTAATTCATCTTGTAACAAAAAAAGATATTGTGCGGACAAAAAATCATCAACACACATGACAAACTCTGTATCTTTATTCATCTTTATAAAAGATATTTAATGTGTATCTTTTTGAACTATCCCCCAATGCTTGTAAATCGCTATGCCAAATTTTACTGCCATTAAAAAATAAAGCTCTATTTTCAATAAAACCAATGTGAGTTGCTAATTGATTGTTTTTTAAAAAACCAGTTCCGTTATTTAAAAGAGGTTCTCCTTTAACATGAAGAAGAAAGTTGGCAACATTACCTTTATCATCATCAATATGAAACAAGGGTTCTTTACTATTATCTCTAATATGCGCGCTAACTGACAAGGGAATTAAATTTCTATGAGGAAAAAAATATTTTTTAATTAATTTTAATAAAGGATCTTCGTGAAAACTTTTATTAAAAGTATGACGAAGACCGTATATTTGACCTTCGGGATTTTTTACCTCTTCGTATTTTAAATTAACTAAAGTATCTTGAAGAGATTTTAGTGTAGCATTGTCTAAAAAATTATCGACATACATAACAAATTCAGTTGCTGCTATATGTTGCATTAGTTTTCTAGAGGCTGCGGTTCGTCTTTTTTAATTAAATGTAAGTTGAAAGATACCGATCTTCTCTCTTCATTTGGTGTTCTAAATGGATATACGCCGTGTGCTAACCAATTTGGAAACAAAAATATATCACCAACCTTTGGTGACTCTTGATGTTTATGTCCACTAAACGTTGCCGCTTGACCATTGAACCAAGTAATATCGCCTACAGTTGGGTAGTGATCTTCTTTTGCATACTCATCAGGTAGACTTGGTGGCACTCGTAGATAACACACACCAGATAATTGACCCTCGTGTATATGAAAAGGATTAAAGTCTCCCGCCCACTGGCTCACGCACCACATCGATTCAATGACCATCTTACCTACATAATCAGGTGAAATAGTTTCACTTGCTGGTGGTATAGAAATATAATTTTTAACCATCTCACCCATTAGTTGAACCATTGGCATAAACTCTTCTGTGTTCATCCAGTCTTGAGGATAACGCACTTCTTGTTTAACATTACCTGCTAAGTTACCTGAATGATCAAACTCTTTTGATAATTTTTCATCTGTTAACATTTCTGTTGCTTTTTTATCTAGCATTTCAGTAATAAAGTCAGGCATCTTGCCTCTCATTATTGT